AGTAAAAACCAGAAGTACAAAAAAAAGAAAAGACGGATCTGTAAGAAAAACATCAACTACAAGTTCAGACGGAACTAGAACAGTTGTTAAAAAGAGAAGAGACGGTTCTGTAAAAAAAGTTAAAGAGTATAAGGCTGGAAAGAAAAAAGCATACAAAACTACTAAGACTAAAAAAAGCGGTCTTAAAACAACGAGAGAATATAAAAAGGGAGTAAAGGGTGCAACTATAACAAAAGAAAGAATGAAGGATGTGGGCACAACTAGAGTAAAAACAACTACAACAACCACTCGTAAACAAAGAAATGCAAAAAGAAAAAGAGCTATAGGTAATGCACTTAAAACTGGAGCAAAAGTAGCAGGAGGAGCAATGGCAGTAGCGGCAAATCCAACTCTTGTAGGTGCTGCGGCAAAAGCAGCAGCAGGTGCATTAGCAGGGGGAGTAGCTTCAGGAGTAGTTAGAGGCGTTAAAGAAAAAGTGAAAAAGCTTAGAAACAAAATGAGAAATAGAAAAAAGAATCCTAATAGAAAAAGATTATAATGCCAGATCCTAAAAAGAAAAAAAGTAAAAAAAGCATATACAACGCTATAGGTTTTAGCAATAAAGATATTGATAAAATAAAAGGTGTAGGTAAAAAAATAGGTAACACTAAAATAAAAGACGTACCAAAACACACAAAGCGTATTGTAAAAAATGTTGCTAAAGGAGCTAAAGAACTTTATACTGTTATCAAAGATGAATATAAGTATCAAAAGAAAGAGGCTGCAAGAGATTATGCTAAAAAGGTTGATAAGGTTAGAAGAAAGTATAGGCCAAAAGATTATGATAGTAAAGGAAAATTAAAAAAGAATCACTAATATGCCGACAGTAAAATATAAATGCCCAGATACGGGTAAAACGATGAAGAAGCAATTTCCTTATAATGCAGTTGGAAAAGCACAAGCTGGACAATTTGCAAAGGAAAGCGGAGGGAGTAAAAAAGGAAACCCAGGATATCACAGTGAAGTGAAGATGGGAAGAAAAATGTATTAACTATTAAATTTTATAATTATGAAACAAGGATATAATTCAAGATTAGACGAGTCATTAGGAGCTCGTAATGGAAAAAAATCTCAGTCTTATAAAGACAGAAGAGATGAGTCTAAAGCTATGTCAAAAAAAATGTATGATCATTCATATGGTGCTGACAAGTCAATGTCATATAGACACACAAACAAGATAGTAAAGCACGATCATTTAAAATAATGGCTGGGCGTACTAAAAAATTTCCTGAAATAAAAAAAGGAAATGAAGGAAAATTTACGGCATGGGCAAAACGTAATGGCTATAGCGATGCGTGTAGTGCTGCAAATGCTGTAATGAAAAACACAAAAAAACATTCAGAGTCTGTAGTAAAAATGGCAAACTATGCTAAAAACTTTGGATGCAGTATGAAATCTTAATTAAAATATATTATAATGGCAAAAAAGAAATCAACTAAAAAGAATTTATTAAAGAAAGAACCCAAGGCTCCTAAAAACATGACGTATGAAGAAAAGGTTGCCTTAAAAACTTCAGGTGTTCCTGGAAAAACAAAAACAGTAGAGCCTCCTAAAGAGGTAAAACCAGATTCTCATGTGCAATTTATAACTGCTCGTCCTGCGACACCAGTTAACTCAAGAGATCGAAATAGATAACTAAAAAAATGATTGAAAAATTAATATCTTTGTATAGCTATTTAAAATGTAAATGGAATAGTTTAATGAACTTCTTATCTTTTAATGTAGATGAGTGTCCAAATGAAACTTGCTCATGCAAAATGTAAACAGACCGTCTAGAGGATTAGGCGATACAATAGCGAAAGTAACTAAGGCAACTGGGTTAGACAAGGTGGCTGATAGAATGGCAAAAGCAGCTGGCAAAGAAGACTGTGGTTGTGGAGAAAGAAGAGATACTTTAAATAGAGTGTTTCCATATAAAAAATAAAAAAAATGGCATATCAAAAAATAGTAGTAAACACAGGCATGTCCGCAGCAGTTCTTGCTAGTGACACTAACCATATACCTAATCTACCAAATGTATCTATAGTGACAGGTACTGGTGATCCCGTTGACAGTGGTACAACAACGGCTGCAAACACAAATACTTTAGTAGATACAGGAGCAAACTTTGTAGCAACAACAGCACCATTTCCAGTTGTGGCAGGAGATCTTGTTTTTAATACAACTAATACTGGAAACTCAACAGCTGTTTCTGCAACAGCAACCTCAGTAGTAATGGGTGCCAACATATTTACTCAAGCAGCTGGTGGTGAAAACTATGTAATTTTAAGAGCAAACACTTTAATTGATACAAGTAGAGACTTCCAAGCTTTAGGCGTTCAGGGTGGAGACATAGTTTACAATACAGCAACAAATACTCAAGCGGTAATTCAGTTTGTAAATGGAAGCTTGTTATCTTTAGATACTGATATTTTTGGATCGTTAACATCTTATAATAATGCATATAAAATTTTCGTTGCAGGAGGTAGTAAAGGTGGTGCAACTGTAATGAAATCTGCTGATTGTTGCTTATTGTATGTAGGCACAGACACAGCTAATGATGCGATGGGTGACGCTACTCAATATGTAGATGTAAGAGTTTTAACTTGTGCAGACAATGAGGTTATATTTAAAAACTTTAAAGTTGGAGAATATTTACCAGTTCAAATCAAACAACTTTTCGAAACAGGAACTTCAGTTTCTGCAAGAGAATCATGTCTAGCTATTTGGTAATATGACAGTTATTTCTGAAAACACAAGGTTTAGCTTAAGCCCTAAAAATTTTCTTACCATTCTTGTGTTAGTAGGAAGTATGGTAGGCATGTATTATTCCTTACAGGCTCAGATTGAAATAGCTAAAGAATTGCCTGAACCAAGTCAAACTCCTACAGAGCAAATGATAGAAATACAAAAAGAGTTGGTTTTTATTAAAACAGAAATGTTAGAAATGAAAGAAACTCTAAATAGGCTAGACGATAGAATTTATCAACTAAGAAAATAATGAATGAGAGCAATAAAAAAAATTATTGTTCATTGTTCTGCTACTCCACGAAATAAAGATTTTTCAGCAGAAGATATAAGAGACTGGCATGTTAAAGGAAACGGCTGGGACGATATAGGATATCATTTTGTTGTAAGGCTAAATGGACAAATAGAATATGGCAGAATGGTTGACAAGTATGGTGCCCATGTTTCGGGACATAACTATGATAGTTTGGGAATATGTTATATCGGTGGTATGGATAAAGAAATGAAGTGTTGGGAAGACACCAGAACTGATCAACAAAAAGAATCTTTACTTTTACTTCTTAAAACATTAAAAAAATTTCACCCCGATGCAGTTGTTTATGGTCATAGAGATTTTTCAAGCAAAGAGTGTCCTAGTTTTGATGCAACAAAAGAATATAATGAATTATGAATATATGGAGTAAGATATTTGGATCAGCAGGGTTGGAAGTGGCAGACAAGGTTAGTAATGTGGTTGATAGGTTTGTTCAAACTCCTGATGAAAAAATAGCGTTTAAAAAAGAAATGTTAGAAATATTTAATAACGCTGCTATTGATGAACAAAAGAATGTAACCGAACGCTGGAAAAGCGATATGTCATCAGATAACTATCTGTCTAAAACAGTTAGACCAGCTGTTTTAATATTTTTGATTTTTAGTACAATCTTGCTTATTTTTATTGATTCAGGATTTATTACCTTTGTAGTTGACGATGAGTGGAAGGATCTTTTAAAAGTTTTGCTAGTTACAGTAGTGGCTGCATACTTTGGAGGACGCTCATATGAAAAGGGAACTAAAATCAAAAATAAGTAATGGCAAAAATATCATCGTATCCAATACAGTCTGTAATAGTAGGAACTGATAAAGTTATAGGTAGTGATGCTATAAACGCCATGGCAACAAAGAATTTTACTTTTGATGATATTGCTATATTTTTAAACACAAACAATAAAATAGAAAGTAACGCTTTAAGGTATCAATATCAAAACTGGAACACAGGAGATGTAAGAAGATCGGGAACTATATCTTTTGCTAACTCAGGAGCAGGAACACCAGCCTTTTCTTCTTTAACAACTTTTATGTTAAGTAAGTTTATGTTAAAATCAAACATAGACATATCTTCTTATTACTCAGTGCCATTAATATCTTCAGTAGTTTTAATTTCACAAACAGATAATCCATCAAACTTTGGTGTATATGATTGGAATTCAGCAGTGCAAGATGGGGTAGAGACTGATTTTTTTGACATTGGAGTAACATTTAAAGCGGGTGCTGGTAACCTACAAAACGATAAAGATTATTTCATATCTTTGCTAACGTATGGCGGAGCAGTTTCTGGAGATAAAAACTATGTGTTTTCTCAGAATGTAGCTGCTAATCCTTGGGTAATAAATCATGGATTAAATAAGTATCCGTCAGTATCTGTTGTTAACTCAGCGTTAGAAACAGTATACGGAGATGTAGAGTATGATAGTTTAAACCAAGTAACAATAACTTTTAACGGCCCACAAACAGGAAAGGCCTTTTTTAACTAACTAAAAAACAAAACATGAGAAAAATATTTTTAACATCAATATTAAGTTTATTTACAATTTTAGCTTCAGCACAATTTATGGTAACTAGCACGCTTAGTTCACCAGCAGATGGAGAAGAAGTAAGTCTAGATAACTTAACAGATAACATAGGAGTAATGTATTCTATGGATAAAATAAGTGCAGGAATAATGATGGATGGAGATGATTATAATTTAGTAGCAAGATATACTTTTGGAGAACACTTGTTTGCATATGGATTAATGACTGAAGAAGAAGAAATTTCTTTAGGAGTGGGGTATGCATTAAATGTGTGGAACGAGTTATATATTGAGCCATCTTATCTATTAGATATGGAATCAGAAGATAGTGAAGGAGAACTTAAATTAAGTTTAACTTATAAATTTTAACAATATAAAACACAGATAACATGGCAATTAATTTTTTACAAAATGTCTCGCTCAATAATACAGAGCTACAAAACTTTAAAGTACAGAACGTAACTTCTGATCCAACCGTAACTGGAGAGGGTCAGTTAATATATAGATCAGACTCTAATGTTCTTAAATTTTATAATGGCTCTAATTGGATTACTTTAGATAGTAACGCAGGTACCGTAACTTCTGTTGGAGTATCTAGTAATTACTTAACTATTGGTAGTTCACCAATAACAAGTAGCGGAACAATATCAGTTAATATGCCAAACTCTGGCGTTACAGCTGCATCATATACTCACGCAAGTATTACTGTAAATGCACAGGGTATTGTAACAGCCGCATCAAATGGAACGGCTACATTAGGAGTAACATCATTCACTAATTCTAACGGAACATTTGTTTCTGCTGGAACTGCAAACTCTAGTGCTACAGGAGCAGTAACTATGGGTACCATAGATTTATCAGCAACTGGTTCTCCAAGTAGTTCTACTTTCTTAAGAGGTGATAATGTATGGGCAGCGATTCCAGGGGGATATACTTCATGGACACTTCAAGGTGATTCAGGATCAAATTTATCAGTTACAAATGGAGTGACTGTAGATATAGCTGGTGGTACTGGAATTTCTACTGCAACAACAGCAACAGGAATGACTTTAACAAACACTGGTGTAACATCAGCTGTAGCAGGGTCAAACATATCTGTAAGTAGTGCAACAGGAGCGGTAACAATAGCGTATACTGGAGGAACAGGAACAATGAGTTCATGGAATTTGGTTGGGGACACAGGAAGTCAGTCTATAACAAATGGAAACAATGCTACTTTTATTGGAGGAACTGGTATTACAACGGCAGCAAGTGCAACTGATGATTTAACAATTACTCTTGATGATACATCGGTTACTGCTGGTTCTTATACTTCGGCTAACTTTACGGTTGATGCACAAGGTAGAATAACTGCCGCATCTAATGGTGGTGCAGGAACAATGACATCATGGACTATTGGATCAACGTCAGGATCAAATCAAACTGTAAGTAATGGCGAGGTTGTAGACATAGTAGGTGGTACATATATAAGTGGAACTATTGGAGGAACAAGAACTGTTACTCTTTCTCACGACACTACTTCAAGAAGTGATACTACAAGTTCATCTTCACCAGGTTCAGCAGGAACATTTACAGCAGTTGATTCGGTTACTACAAATTCTACAGGTCACATTACAGCTCTTAATGTAAAGACTGTTACAATGCCAACATCTCCTACTGTTTATGCAGGGTGGACTTTAGATGGCGATTCAGGATCAGCACAAACTATAGCATCTGGAAATACAGCAACATTTATTGGAGGGTCAGGTATAACAACTGCTGTTAGTGCGACAGATGATTTAACTATAACTAACTCAGGAGTTCTAAGTAATGTAGCTGGAACAGGTATTGGAGTAAGTGGGGCAACAGGAAACGTAACAATATCTAACACAGGGGTAACAGCGGTTTCAGCTGGAACAGGAATTAGTGTTAGTGGCTCAACAGGATCAGTAACAATAACAAATACAGTTACTAATACAGATGCAAATTATGCATTAAGTGTAGGTGCTGTATCATCAAATGAATCTACATTATCATTAGTTGGTTCAAGTGGTGGTTCAACAACAACAGCTAAATTCTCAGGAACTACTTCTGAGATAGAAATAACAACTCCATCAACTGGTAATGGTGGTGATATTACTATTGGATTACCAAGTAATGTTACTGTAACCACAAGTTTAAATGTAGGGACTGGAGGAATAGAAACAACAGGAGCATTAAATGTAACAGGAACAGGTCAATCAGCTTTTGCTGGTCAAGTAACTGTACCAACAACACCTTCAGCTTCAACAGATGCAGCTTCGAAAGCTTATGTATTAGCACAAGTTGGAGGAGTAGGGGCATTTCAGGGAGGATATAATGCAAGTACAAACTCTCCTGCATTATCTGGAGCTGCCAACGTAGCTTTAAATAATGGTGACTTCTTTGTAGTTACAGTAGCAGGTTCAGCATTCTTTAGTACGCAATTAGAACCAGGAGATTTATTATTTGCAAATGCAGATATTGCAGCAAGTTCATCTCCAGCTAAGTCTGACTATACGGTTGTTATAGCTGACGAAAACATTGCAGGTGCTGGAGCAACTGATGGTGCAACAGCAAAAGGGGTTGCAGGATTTGATTCAGCAAACTTTGGTGTAACAGCAAATGGATTTGTAACAATAGATAACTCTGGTGTAACAGCAGCATCATATGGTGGTGTAACTAAATCTTTAAATGCAACAGTTGACGCTAAAGGATTTGTTACTGCAATGTCTGAAAATACTATTGCAATACCAGCTTCACAAATAACAGACTTTTGTCAAGCAGTTACAACTTGTATTGGAAACAATCATAATGCAGTTGCAAATATTGGTAACAACTCAGCAACAACATACACTGTAACTCATAATTTAGGAACAAGAGATGTTATGGTGCAAGTTTATCGTAACGAATCTCCTTTTGATACTATTTTTGTGGGTGTTGAAAGAACGTCTACATCTGCCGTAACTCTTAGTACAGTAGAAGCTTTAGATACAAATGAGGCAAGAGTATTGATTACTGAGATACTTTAATCTAAATCACATATACGAGTTTAAATATTAGTTAAACACTTTTATTTAAATTCGTATATTTGTAAAAATCTAATTTCTCAATATGCCTGTATTTTTTCAAGACAATACTTACGATGATAATACCAAAGTAATTTTTGGTCAAACTACTGGTGCTACTACTTTTCCACATATAAGATGGTTCAATGACACAAATGCCGATTATTGGCATTTTGATAATTCGTCAAACGGCTGTATTTGGGAAAACGGAAATATGCTTTGGATGCAAAACGCAGGCCTTAACTCTGGTTTTGGAATGCAGATAGAATCAGGAATAGTTAAATTATTTAACTCTGAAGGTTTAGGTAATGGGGGTACAATTAGATTAACGACAACAACTTCTGGAGTTGATATTAATGGTAAGTTTGTTACATCTGCCGTTTCCGACTGTGCAGGTTTAAATATGACTGATGACTTAGACATGAATGCTAATGATTTTATAGATTCAAATAATTCAACAGGATCAGCAAATCAAGTGTTAATATCAAAAGGAACGGGAAATGGAACAGAATGGATAACGCTTCCTGGAAGCTCAGGAGCTGGAACCGTTACTAGCGTTGCGGCATTAACATTAGGAACTTCAGGAACTGACTTATCTAGTACAGTAACAAACTCAACTACTACTCCTGTAATAACCTTAAATGTTCCTACAGCATCAGCAGCTAATAGGGGTGCTTTGTCATCAACAGACTGGGCAACATTTAACGGTAAAATGCAGTCTTTTACTATACAAGGTGACTCAGGGAGTTCTACAGTTACAGGCTTACAAACAGTAGATATTGCAGGAGGAACTGGTATTACTACAGCGGAAAGCTCAAGAACCGTAACAATCACAAATTCTAAGCCTTTTGATGGAATAACTGTTTCAGGAACTACAGGAGGTGGTACAGTAATATCAAATAACGGATTTATAGCAATAGCCGCTGGTTCAGGTATAACAACAACAAATAGTAACGGAACAATAACAATAGCTGCAACGGGTGGAGGTGGTTCAATGTCAAACTGGATTTTGCAAGGAGATTCTGGAACTAATCTAACGGTTACCAATGGTAACACAATAGATATTGCTGGAGGAACAAATATTTCAACTGCCACTACAGCGACTGGAATAACCATAAATAATGGTATAACAAACAATAATCAATTAACAAACGGAGCAGGGTATACAACAAATACAGGAACAGTTACTGCTGTAAATGGTACTGCACCAGTAGTTTCGTCAGGAGGTACGGCCCCTACTATTTCTATGGCAGCGGCAACTACTTCGGTTGACGGTTATTTAACAGCAGGAAACTTTACAACTTTCAATAATAAAATGACTAATTTCACTATTGAGGCTGACACTGGTGGTGCGGCAACAATAGATAATGGTGATGCTATAGATATAATTGGAGGTACAAATATAACAACACATCGTTCAGGAAATAATATAACTATAAATTCAAGTGCATCAGGTACAGTTGTTAGTGTTGGCTTAGCTGTTCCATCGGCCTTTACAGTTACGGGGACACCTATAACAACAACAGGGACATTTACAATAGCAGGTGCAGGAACTTCATCTCAATATGTAAGAGGAGACGGAGGTTTAGCTACCTTCCCAACTATACCGCCAGCAGGAGTAACTTCAGTAGCTACTGGAAGTGGACTAACTGGTGGAACAATAACAAGTACAGGAACTGTATCAGTTGATTATGGTTCATCAGGATTAATTAATGATGCACCAGGAGGTACAGGGTCAATAAGTGAGAATGATTTTATATTAATAGGTAAAGACGAGTCTGGTTCTGGAGAAACAAGATCTTATGAGGTGCAAGAGCTTAGTTCAGTATTAGGAGGAGTAACTTCTGTAGGTATTACTGCGGGTACAGGAATTAGTGTTTCTGGCTCACCGATAACTTCTTCAGGAAGTATTACTGTAACAAATACTATTACAAACAACAATCAATTAACAAACGGAGCAGGATATACAACTAATACTGGTACTGTAACTACAGTTGGTGCAGCCAACCCAACTTCTGGTGGTGCGGCAGGATTTCCACTTTTTATTACCAGTACAGCTTCAACAACACCAGTAGTAAACTTAAACCAAGGACAGATAACAGGAACTAAAGTATCTACAGCCGCAGGTGGAGGAGTTACAAGTGGAACTTGGAATGCTAATACTCAATTAGATAAAACAGATAATACAGATAATTCGTATCAAGGAGAAATAGTATATTTTGGTACTGCCGCAAGTTCTCCTTTAGCTCAAGGAAAGCTATATGTTTATACTGCAACGGATGGGGAATGGGCAGCTGCAAAAGCAGATGCTGTAGGAACATCCGCAGGGCTATTAGCCATTGCATTAGGAACAACTGTTTCGGCAGGAATGTTTACAAGAGGTATGTATACTAATAGTTACACAACAACAGGAAGTTCTAATGGAAGTATTTTGTATATTGATAGTGTAAATGCGGGTTCTATGACACATGAACCACCATCAGGCACAGGTAAATTTGTAAGAATTGTAGGTACACAGTTAGACTCATCTAATGGTCAAATATTTTTTCATCCAGACAATACATTTATAGAGCTATCATAATATGGCTACTATAGATAAACTAAATACTGTATCGATGACTGGTATTAACAAAGTTGATACCATTTCGTTATCTACTATAGAAGAAATTAATACTATTGCAGTTCCAGCAGGTTTTACTACAGATTATTCTGTTGAATTAAACGGTACTTCACAATATATTAATTTAGGAGATCAAAGAAATACTTCGTTAAATCCATCTCAATCTTCTATTAATAGCACAGGATTTACTTTAACGGCCTGGATATATCTTGATGTTCTTGCATCTCCGACAGATTATATTTATGATTTAGGAAATTGTTGTTCTAATAATTACTATGGATTAAAAATGGGGGTTAACGCAAATGGAGCTTTAATATTTCATGTTATGGGATTAAACTCAGGCTTTGCAGGGGCTGGTAGTAACAACAGAAATACTACAAGAACAGCAAATTCAACTATTTCAGCAGGACAATGGTATCATGTAGCTGCTGTTGTACCATCAGGTAGTATGGGTTCTACAATGGATAGAAACGATTGGATATTATATATTAATGGCTCTGCTTATAGTGGTACTTATACAAGGTCAGGAAATCAAGGTCTTACATTAACTTACAATGGTAATTCAAGTTTAGGGGTTTGGAGAAGAGTAAGCAATGGAAACTTTTTTGATGGAGAGTTAAATAATCTTGCTGTATTTAACACAGCGTTAAATGCTACAAATATTTCAGCTATTTATAATTCAGGAACACCTATAGATTTAAGCACAAATTCTGGTAACTATAATCAGTCGGCTAACTTAACAGCATGGTGGAGATTTAATGAAGGAACTGGCACTTCTTACACTGATAGTTCAGGTAATGGATTTACAGGCTCTGGAGTTAATACACCTACTTGGAGTACAAATACTCCATAACAATTACATAAAAAAACTTTTGTATCTTTGTTACTTTAATAACCCTAAATAAATATAATTAAATGGAAGATAATAAGAAAAAACTAACGGAAGAAGAATTAACATTACTTCAAGGATTGCAAGCAGAATTCAACACTATAAAAATGAATTTGGGCGATACTATTTTACAACAAAATCAACTTATGGAAAAGGTTGAAGAAGTTAAAGCAAAGTTTCAGAAAGAAGAAGTTTCTTTAATGCAAAAATATGGTGATAACGCTACAATTAATTTAGAAACTGGAGAGGTTACAGACGCTCCAAAAGAAGAGGCTGCTGACTTGAAGATAGAAAAATAAAAATGCAACCCTATGGCTAAAATAAAAAATACTACTGCCTACCCAACGGTAGCACCTGCTGCAAATGATTTAATTATTGGAACAGATGTTAGCGATAACAAAAAGACAGTAACATTTCTAGTTAGCTCAATAGGGGGAGGAGGAGGAGTTCCTCAAGATCTTAATTCTGTATTAGGAGTAGGAAATACTTCTGCTCTTAATATAGAGTTAAATGGAAACGCCTCTGCATTAGGATCAAGTATATCTGTAATAGATATATTTCCAACAACAATTTCAGCTGGAGGATTAGGTTCTCATGGTACAGCAGGTCAAGTATTAAGTTCTACAGGAACTGGATTGGCTTGGATTGCAGCACCAGGAACAACGCAGTCTTGGAATGACACATTAGCGGTAAGCCCAGTAGCTACAGCAAATCCAAACTTAACAGGAACATTTACAATTCAAACAGGCGGTGGATTATCTTTATTAGGTAATTCAACTTTATCTGTTAGTGGTACCTCTATATTTTATAGCAATGTAACTTTAAGTGATGGTGTAAATTTAAAAGTTAGTGATCAGTCACAAATAGGTATAGATGATGGAACAGGAACTTATGTGTATGGTACTCCTGGACAGTTTTTAAGTGCAACGGCTAATGGTTTGGCTTGGAGTAGTGCAGGAACACTTACAACTCCAACCTTACAACAAGTTGTAACTGCTGGTAATACTTTATTAAATAGCAGTATAGTTTTTACAGGAACTGGTGGAATTACATTAAGTGGAACCAACACAATAACAGGACAAGGAGTTATAAATTTTAATGGTAATGGAACTCCAACATCCTCAGCAACACAAGGAAGATTAATAATAAGTCAAGGGTCAATAACCTTGTCTGGAGCTAATAGTCAAATATTATTGGCAGGTAACCCTGGTGCAGCAGGACAAGTGTTAACATCAAACGGGCCTTTTATTACTCCAACATGGCAAGCTGGATCTGGTGGTGGAAGCTCTAATTTGCAACAAGTATTAGACAACGGCAATACAGCAACACAAAACATAAACTTAACAGGAGATATAAATTTAGCTGCTGGAGGATTAAAATTAGCAGCAAATGCATTTATAGAGTTAAATACAGATAGAGGAACATTAGGTCAGGTGTTAATTTCAGGAGGGCCAGCAGGTTTTCCTACATGGGCAAGTGCAGGTACAGGAACCGTAACGGCTGTAAACGCATCTGACACAACATATATAGATATGTCTGTAGATGCTACAGCTCCAGCCACACCAATAGTTTCATCTCAATTAATAACAACAGGAACAGTTGTAACAGGCCCAGGAGGATTAACACAAGCATTTTATGATGATGATACAACAGGAACAAATTATACTGTTCAGCAGGGTCTAACTACAACAGCAACTATAGGAAGTGGTTCAGGTATTATAGTGTCCATAAATTCAACATCAGGAGGTAATGTGGTTTTATCTGATTTATCATTTGTTTCTGGTGGATCAGGATATGCATCAGGAGATAAATTTAGAGTAAATCAAACAGGGTCAGATAATAATTTAATTATAGAAGTTGATACTATAGCTAGTGGAACATATTATGACCAGACGGGTAAGTTTTCATCACCTTCTGGTAATGACTGGGATTTAGCTGTAACTAATGCAGGGAACTTAATAACTGTAACAAATTCAGATGGTGCTCGTTCTAGCTCATTTACCTTACAAGGTTCGGGTGGTGCTGTGTTTACTAACGCAGGAAGTAATAATATAGAGCTAAACTTTACTGGCTCAGGTACGGGTACAGTACAAAGTATTAGCTTAACAGATTCAACTGGGTCGGCAGGTACAGCAATTACCTCTTCTGGTACATTTACTTTTGCTGAACAAGCGGCCAATGGTACATATTTAAGAACAACATCTGCGGTAAGTGGAACATCAATAACTTTATCAACTGAAACACCAACTATTCAGGTAGTAGCTACAAAAGGCGGTACATTACTTGATACGCCTTTAACTATTCAAAACTCAAACGGAACAACAAACAATTCATTTGTATTAGGAACAACAGCTGCACCATCGGTAGCTACAGCAGGACAGGTTCTTGCCTTTAATAGTGCTAATGGTGGTTATATGGAATGGGTCGCACAAGCAGGAGGAGGTAATATGACTTCTTGGAATATTGATGCAGACACAGGTGGGCCTGGAACAGTTTCTGATGGAGAGACTGTAAACATCGTAGGAGGAAATGGAATAAGCACAGTAAGCACTCCAGGAACTAGAACAATATCTATTGGCAACACAGGTGTTCTTCAAGTAAATTCATTTGCTGGTAACATTACATTAAATGGTAATGCAAATTCAACAGTTGGTTCAAAAGCAGTATTAACTGCTAATATAACTGCGGCAGGTACAGGATATGTTGCTAATAATTACTATCCAACTACTAAAGTTACTTCAAGTATCGGAACAGCTACTGGTGTAATAATAAGAGTTACGAGTGTGGGTGGATCAGGAAATATAACAGGTATACAGGTTTATGGTGGAGGTAAAGATTGGACTGTAGGTGATACTTTTACAGTTGATTTTGGAACCACTTTAGCTACATTAACTGTTGCTTCAGTCGGAGCAAATGGAACAGTAACAACTACAACTTGGAGAGGATTGTCGGGAACAGATTCAAATAAACAAACTGGATATATAGCTAATACGGTTTCTAGGTTTGAATCTATACAATCTGCATATAGTAGTAAAATAGTAGAATATATTGCTACTGGTACTGAAGCAGATTTTACAGCGGATGGATATTTCTTAGCACTCAATACAACAGTATTCAATCCTCAAGACGGATATAATTTATATTGTGCAAAAGACATTGGTATTAAAACAACAAAAAATAATGCTAACATAAAGTTTGGTACGTCATCAGGTACATGGGATTATACAAATGCACAAAACACAATAGCAATAGGAGATGATGCAGGAGACGCTATTACAACTGGTGATGATAATATATTTATTGGGCGTCAAGCAGGTGCAGGAATAACCACAACTGATGATAATATAGGAATAGGAGCCTTAGCAGGAAATAGAGCTGGTTTGCAACAATATTCAATTTGGATAGGAGATTCGGCAGGTACTTATGCACTTACAGGTAATGATATATGTATAGGGAAATCAGCTGGAACATATTTATCTAATGATACAGATGATCCAGCAGTTCAACAATTTACAGGTAGAATTGCTATTGGTCAACTTGCTATGGCGGGGCCGTCATCACCAAGACAGTTTAACCCATTCGAGGTTGCTATTGGTGATCAAGCATCTACACTACAAAACACAACACTTACAACGTCTTCTGGACAGGGTGTATATATAGGTGCTAATGCAGGTAGAGGCCCATTTTCATCTGGAAAGTCAGCTGTTGAAAGTGGTTTTCATGTAGCTTTGGGTGCTAGCTCTATGTATTATGGAGGGACTGCTAGGGAAGGTCAGATAGCTATAGGTTATAAAGCGTCTATAGGTCATCAAAGTATAGTTACAGAAACCTACAACACATCAATATATGGTATTGCTATTGGTTACGAGTCCGAAGGAATAGCTGCTGTTTATAGTCTAATTACAAGATCTGGTGAAGGAAACATAGCGATAGGTTATCAAGCCGCAGGAACAAATGGTTCTGTAATAGAAGGAGGTACCATTGCAATAGGTACAGCAGCATCAGCACAAGGACAGAACTCGATAGCTATTGGTAAAGATTCAGATGCTTCTTCAGGAACAGGAGTTAATAATTCTATAGCTATAGGTTTTGGGGCTCAAGCAACATTTGCAAATTCAGTAGCAATAGGGCCAAACGCAACAACAGCAGCAGTTAACACTATAGCTTTTGGATCTTCTACAGAGAACTTAGGTGTAGTCACAACCTCTGCATCAACACCATCAACACACAAATGGCCAGTTAGAATAAATGGCGTTAACTATAATATATTATTGACAACCTAATTAAATTAAATGAGAGTAGAATTAAATGAAGAATCTATTAAACATATAAATCGACTATTACAATCACTTCCAATAAGTACACTACATATTGTTGAAGAAATCACAAAGGAGATTAATAAAGGTTTAGTAGAAGAAAAAAAATAAAATAAAATGGATATTAGAAAAATTTCAGTTGGTTCTGATTATAAATCAGGATCTATGCACTATATAGTAAATCAACCCGTATTAGGTGGAGACTATAAAATACATTTAATACAAGCTAACGAAAAGACGCAGTCATATAAACTTTGGGTTATTAAAGATCAAGAAGTTTTAATATGGAAAGAGTTTTTGTATACGCTTCCAATAACTTTAGAATACAACATAAACTTTTAATGAGGTCGGTGCACTCGTTTATTGTAGAGCCTGTAAACAACAGGAGATATGATAATATAAAAGAATTTGGTGACACACAGTTTATAACTAGCGTATCTGAAGAAGATCATAAAGCATCTAATCGATTTGGAATAGTAAAAGAACTGCCTTTAAATTATAAGGGTGAAGTCCAAAAAGGTGACACTCTTTTAGTTCATCACAATGTATTTAAGTTTTATAATGATATGTATGGTAGACGTAAAAGCGGTAGAAGTTTTTTTAAAGATAATTTATTTTTTGTAGAGCACGATCAGTTTTTTTTATTTAAAAATAAAGATGGATGGAAGTCTCATGGTAAGTATTGTTTTATAAAACCTCTGTTAGCAAAAAAAGCATTTTTAGAAAAGGGTGCTAAATACGAAAGACTACAAGGAACTATAAAATATATCAACGAAGAATTAATATCTTTAGGTTTTTCAGTTGGAGATGTTGTTATATATCAACCTGAAAGCGAATATGAATTTACTGTAGATGGTGAATTGCTTTATCGAATGTTTACTAATAATTTAACAACTATACTAAATGAATAAAGAATTAAAGTTACAAATAATAGAAGCTGGAGAAAAGGCCGTAAAACAATTAGTTAAGGTGGCTAAAGAAGATATTATTAAGTTTGATGCCGAGGATGAATTAGCCGCTGATAGATTAAAAAATGCCGCTGCCACTAAAAAACTTTGTATTATGGATGCATTTGAAATAGTAAAAAAAATAGAAGAAGAAAGAAACCTACTTGAAGGAATAACAACAGAAACAAAAAACACAACACCTAAAGGATTTGCAGAATCACGATCAAAATAGTATTTACAGGGTATTAAAAAACTACATCCCTAAAAATGTTATTGCTAATAAAAACAGAGCAAAAACATGGCTGTATGGATATAATGAAAAATACGATGTAATTATTATTTCTAAAGATGGAACTCTTGGTGAGGTGTATGAAGTTAGTAATATTAAAATAGGATTACCTAAGGCTCCTGTAAAATTTATTAATGATAAAGAAAAAAAAGAAGATCAAACTTGGGAGGTAACTCTAATACCTAAAATATTAAAAAGAATACAAACTATTTTTCAATGGCATGAAGCACCTCCACACTTTAAATCAGAGTGGGTTGATTATATAGAAAGCGAATTTGATAAAAGAGAGCAAGGGCATTGGTTTAAAAATAACGGAATTCCTACTTACATTACAGGAACACACTATATGTATTTACAGTGGACTAAGATTGATGTTGGAAACCCAGACTTTAGAGAAGCAAACAGAATTTTTTATTTATTCTGGGAAGCCTGTAAGGCAGACAAAAGAAGTTTTGGAATGTGTTATTTGAAAATAAGACGGTCAGGGTTTTCGTTTATGAGTTCTTCTGAAGGTGTTAATCAGGCGACAATAACAAGAGATGCTCGTATAGGTATACTATCTAAAACAGGAGCTGATGCTAAAAAAATGTTTACCGATAAAGTAGTTCCAATATCTAACAATTACCCGTTCTTTTTTAAACCCATACAAGATGGTATGGACAAACCAAAAACAGAATTGGCTTATAGAGTTCCTGCATCTAAGATAACTAAAAAAAATATGTATGACATTGGTGTTGAGGAGCTTGACGGATTAGACACAACAATAGATTGGAAGAATACATCAGACAACTCTTATGATGGTGAAAAATTACAATACTTATTACATGATGAAAGTGGTAAGTGGGAAAGGCCTGAAAACATTTTAAACAACTGGAGAGTAACTAAGACTTGTTTAAGGCTTGGTAGTAAAGTTATTGGAAAATGTATGATGGGTTCAACATCAAACGCATTGGACAAGGGTGGTGAAAACTTTAAAAAATTATTTGAAGATTCTGATGGTGGAAAAAGAAATCAGAACGGACAAACTAAGTCAGGATTATATAATTTATTTATTCCAATGGAGTGGAATTTTGAAGGGTATATAGATAAGTATGGAATGCCTGTTTTACATTCTCCTGACAAACCTGTTCTTGGTATTGACGGAGAATACATTACAACTGGTGCTATTGATTATTGGGAAAACGAGGTGTCATCTTTATCAAATGATCCTGATGCATTAAATGAATTTTACAGACAATTTCCACGAACTGAATCTCATGCCTTTAGAGATGAGTCAAAACAATCACTGTTTAATTTAACAAAAATTTACCAACAAATTGATTATAATGATTCATTAATGTTAGGTCAGCATATTACTCGAGGATCTTTTTCTTGGCAAGACGGTGTAAAGGATACTAAGGTTATTTTTAGCCCAAACAAAAGTGGTAGATTTTTAGTATCTTGGACTCCAGGAGTCGGTTTACAAAATAGAGTAATTGTTCGTAATGGTATTAGGTATCCAGCCAACGAGCACCTAGGATCTTTTGGTTGTGACTCTTATGATATTTCTGGAGTAGTTGTTGGTAAAGGTTCTAATGGAGCTTTGCATGGATTAACAAAGTTTAATATGGATGACGCTCCTTCTAATACATTTTTTTTAGAATACATAGCCAGACCACAAACGGCTGAAATATTTTTTGAAGAAGTTTTAATGGCTTGTGTTTTTTATGGAATGCCTATATTATGTGAAAACAACAAACCAAGATTATTGTATCATTTTAAAAACAGAGGATATAGAGGTTATAGTATGAATAGACCAGATAAAAGATTTAACAAATTATCAAAAACAGAAAGAGAGTTAGGCGGCATACCTAACACTTCAGAAGACGTAAAGCAATCTCATGCAGCTGCAATTGAATCTTATATAGAAAAGTATATAGGTTTTGATTTTGAAGGTCATTACAGAGATTCTGAAACCATAGGAGATATGCCATTTCAAAAAACTTTAATAGACTGGGCAAAGTTTGATATTAGTAAAAGAACAAAGTTTGATGCTGCTATTAGTTCTGGTTTAGCTATCATGGCTAATCAGAAGCACTTATACACACCATCTAAACAAAAATCAAAAATAAGTATTAACTTTGCACGATATAACAACAAGAATTCCTTGAGTCAAATAATAAGATAATGGATAACGTAACTATTGACATAAAATCAGCATCATTTCCCGATCAATTTGCACCTGATTCAGAAAAAAAAACTAAAGAGTTTGGGTTACAAGTAGGTCAGGCTATTCAATACGAGTGGTTTAGAAAAGAAGGAGTTAATCAATGTAGGTTTTACAGTCAGTGGTTAGAGTTTAATAGATTAAGATTATATGCTAGAGGAGAACAATCAATTGCTAAATATAAAAACGAATTAGCTGTAGATGGAGACTTATCATATTTAAATCTCGATTGGACGCCAGTACCTATTATACCTAAGTTTGTAGATATTGTTGTAAACGGTATGAGTGATAGATTATTCACAATAAAGACATATGCACAAGATGCAATGTCATCAGAAAAAAGAGGTAAGTTTCAGCAAATGGTTGAAACAAATGTTATAGCCAAACCTTTATTCAAACAAATAGAACAAGATTTTGGGATGGATGTGTTTCAGGTTAATCCTGACGAGCTACCAGAAAGTGATTTAGAGATGGAGCTTTATATGCAAATGAATTACAAGCCAGCTGTAGAGATGGCAAATGAAATTGCTATTAACACAATGTTAGAAGAAAATCATTATGACCAGATTCGTAAAAGATGTGACATGGACTTAATGACCTTAGGAGTTTCTATGGTAAAACACGAGTTTCAGTTAGGCGATGGTATTAAAGTAAAATATGTAGACCCAGCAAATGTTGTTTATAGCTATACTGAAGACCCATACTTTAAAGATTGTTTTTATTGGGGAGAAGTTAAGACAATACCTATAACAGAAGTTTTAAAAATAAATCCTGATTTAACTCAGGAGGATATGAAAGAAATATCTAAGTATAGTCAGTCATGGTATGACTATTATAATGTTGCTCAGATGTACGAAAACAGTATGTTCTATAGAGATACTTGTACTCTTTTGTACTTTAACTACAAATCAACTGAAAGTTTTGTTTACAAAAAGAAACAAACTTCCGAAGGAAATTATACAACCGTCCCTAAAGATGATCAATTTAATCCACCAGAAGAAATGATGGAGGAAGGTAAATTTGAAAGAGTAGAAAAAAGAATTGATGTTTGGTATGAGGGTGTTATGGTAATGGGAACAAATATTATATTAAAGTGGGAGATGGCTAAAAATATGGTTAGACCGCAATCTGCTAGTCAATATGCAATGCCTAATTATGTAGCAACAGCACCAAGAATGTACAAGGGTAACATAGAGTCATTAGTTAGACGGATGATACCTTTTGCTGACCTAATACAGTTAACTCATTTAAAACTACAACAGGTTATTTCTAAGGTTGTGCCAGACGGTGTGTTTATAGATGCAGATGGAATGAATGAAGTAGATTTAGGAACTGGAAATGCATATGATCCATCTGACGCTTTAAGATTATATTTTCAAACTGGTAGCGTTGTTGGTAGAAGTTATACTCAAGATGGAGACTTTAATCAAGCAAGAGTACCTATTACACAGTTAACCTCATCTAGTGGTTCTCAAAAAATGCAAATGTTAATTGGTAATTATAATCATTATTTAGATATGATTAGGCAGGTTACTGGATTAAATGAAGCAAGAGATGGTTCTACGCCTGATGCTTACTCTTTAGTAGGTGTGCAAAAATTAGCTGCACTAAATTCAAATACTGCAACAAGACATATTTTAGAAGGTAGTTTGTTTTTAACACAAACACTAGCCGAAGCATTATCAATAAGAACGGCTGATGTATTAGAGTATTCAGATTTTGCTGATGAGTTTGCAATGCAAATAGGTAAATATAATATAGGGTTATTAGAAGATATTAAAAATTTATACCTATATGACTTTGGTATATTTATTGAAATGTCACCAGATGCAGAAGAAAAAGCAATGTTAGAACAAAACATTCAAATGGCTTTATCAAAAGGGGGAATAGACCTTGAGGATGCTATTGATATTAGAGAAATTAAAAATATCAAAATGGCTAACCAGTTATTAAAAGTAAAGCGTAAGCAAAAACAACAACAAGAACAACAGCAAAAAGCTACTGAGATGCAGATGCAACAACAAAATAATATGCAATCTCAACAAGCTGCTGCTCAAATTCAAATGCAAAAAATTCAGATGGAGACTCAATCTAAAATGCAGGTTAAGCAAGCAGAGATAGGTTTTGAAATAGAAAAGCTTAAAAATGAGGCTGCATTGAAAGAACAATTAATGTTAACTGAATTCCAATTCCAAATGCAATTAAAAGGAAGAGAGGAACAGGCGATAAACAATAGAGAACAAAATAGAGAGAAGGCTAAAGATAAAAGAATTACTCAACAGTCTACTCAGCAGTCTCAAATGATTACTCAGAGAAAAAACAATTTACCTCCTATAACTTTCGAATCTAATGAAGATAGTTTAGATGGTTTTGATATGGCTGAGTTTGATCCAAGATAACCTTAAAAAAGGTGTATTATAATTATTAACTTTGTATAAATTAAATTAAATAAAATGGAAATTAAAGTAAAAGAAGTTTCAAAAGAAGAAAAGTCAACACAACAAATTGAAAAAGAACTTTTAGAAAAGCATGAAGAAAAGTTTGAAAATGTTGAAAAAGTTGATGAAACAGAAAAAATAAATGTTCCTGTTAATCAGGAAACACCAGCAACTGAAGAGAAAGTTGCTGAACCAGAAACAACTCCATCGTTAGAGTTAAATGACGAAGACGTTCTTAAATATATTAAAAACAGGTATGATAAAGAAATATCGTCTGTTGATGAATTGTTTGCACAAAAAGAAGCAAACATAGAATTACCAGAAGATGTTTCTGCATATATGGAGTATAAAAAAGAAACAGGGCGTGGTATTGAAGACTTTTATAAATTACAAAAAGACTTTGGTGCTATGGACTCTGATCAACTATTAGCTGAATATTATAATGCAACTGAAGAAGGTTTAGATGCTGTTGATATTCAAGATTTAATTGATGATAACTTTGGTTATGATGAAGAGATAGATGAACCAAAAACTATTAAGAAATTAAATTTAGCTAAAAAAAGAGAACTTGCGAAAGCAAAAAAATATTTCAATGAACAGAAAGATAAATATAAAATTCCTCTTGAGTCAAGTGGGAGTGGATTATCTGACGCAGACAAAGAAAGTTTAAATGCTTATAAAAGTTACATCGAGGAATCTAATACTGCAAAAGAGGCTAATGCAAAAAGATACAATTATTTTCTCAAGAAAACTGATGAGGTTTTCAGCAATGAGTTCAAAGGTTTTGAGTTCAATGTAGGGGAAAAGAGTTTTACTTTTAAGCCTGGAGATTCGGCTGAATTAAAAAACAAGCAATCTGATGTCAATACATTTTTAAATAAATTTATGGATAAAGATGGTTTAATGATAGATGCAGCTGGTTACCATAAAGCAATATCTATGGCAATGAATCCAGAAAAGTATGCAAAGTTTTTTTACGACCAAGGTGTTTCTGATACTGTAGACAATGTTTCAAAAAAATCAAAAAACATTAATATGGATATTAGACAAGCACAACAAAGCGTAACAAAAGATGGTAGAACCATACGAGCAGTAAAATCTAATGATAGTGGAAGAGGACTCAAAATTAGAAGTATAAAACGAGTATAAATTTTAAAAAAAATTAATTATGTCAGTACAAGCAGTCCCTGGCTTTGACTTGCAGCCAAGTGCTCAGCAAGTAGCCACAAGAACAAACTACATAACAAACTTTGACTTTCTAAGTCAGTATCTACCAGATACTTATGAGAAAGAATTTGAGCGTTATGGAAATAGATCAGTTGCATCATTCTTAAGAATGGTAGGAGCTGAGATGCCAACTAACTCAGATTTGATAAAGTGGGCAGAACAAGGAAGATTACATAGTAAGTATACAGCAATGACAACTCCAGCAGCAGCAGGAGCTAACACAGCAGTATGGACTATTCCTTTAGCACAAGTAAATCCACCGTCACCACCTGCATCTTCTGCACCAGCTAATGGTTTTGCAGCAATAAGAGTTGGTCAGACAGTTATGATTTCACTTGAAACAAATGGAACGACTTTATATAACAAAGCTATCGTAACAGCAGCACCTACAGCAGCAGCACCAAACGTATTCACAGTTGGATACTATGAGGCTACTGGACAGGCGTGGGCAGGAGCAGGAACAACAGCTTCTATGTTTATATACGGTTCTGAATTTGCAAAAGGAACACCTGGAATGGCTGGTTCTAACGAATCTCAAGATTTCATTTTTGATAACAAGCCTATTATTATTAAAGATCAGTATACAGTAAATGGTTCTGATATGGCTCAAATCGGTTGGATTGAAGTTACAACTGAAAATGGAGCAAATGGATACCTATGGTATTTAAAATCAGAGCATGAAACTAGAATGCGTTTCGAAGATTACTTAGAAACTGCAATGGTAGAAACTGTACCAGCAGATGCACTTTCTGGAGCTGGAGATTTTATTCAGAACGCACCTGGAGCATCGGTAGCAAACCAATCTGGATCTGATGGTATTTTCTGGGCAGTTGAAAACAGAGGAAACGTATGGAGTGGTGGTAACCCAGTTACTCTAGCAGGTTTTGATTCTGTAATTCAGAGATTAGACAGACAAGGTTCTATCGAAGAAAATGTTCTTTTTGTAAATAGAAATTTCTCATTTGACATTGATGATATGTTAGCAGCACAAAACTCTTACGGAGCTGGTGGTACTTCATATGGTCTTTTTGATAATGATAAAGAAATGGCTTTAAATTTAGGTTTCACAGGATTCCGTAGAGGATATGACTTCTACAAGTCTGACTGGAAATACCTAAACGATCCTACAATGAGAGGTGATATTGAAGGAGGACGAGTTAATGGACTTATGGTTCCAGCTGGTTCAACTACTGTATATGACCAAATCTTAGGAAAGAATGCAAAGAGACCATTCCTTCATGTAAGATATAGAGCTTCAGAAACAGAAGACAGACGTTATAAAACTTGGATTACTGGTTCTGCTGGTGGTGCAAGAACAAACACGACTGATAGTATGACTGTAAACTTCTTATCTGAAAGAGCTGTATGTACTTTAGGAGCGAATAACTTCTTTATATTCCAGCAATAAGCAGGTAGTATAATTACTTAGAATAGGGGGGATAAACTCCCCCCTTTCTTTTAACTTAAATTAAAATTAAAATTAAATAAAATGAAACCAATATTTGAAAATAAAGCCTATAGGCTTGTGAGTAACAAAAGACCTTTAGCTTTTATGTTAGCCTCACGCCACAACAAAAGATCCCCATTATTACACTTTGATGAAGAAACAGGAGTTAACAGACCTCTTCGTTATGCAAGAAATCAAAAAAGCCCATTTGAAGATGAGCAAGATGGAAATGCAATATTAGAGCCTATAGTATTTGAGGATGGAATGCTAGTCGTTCAAAAACAAAATCAAGTTCTACAAAAATTTTTACATCTACACCCAGGTAATGGGACTATCTTTTACGAAATAAATGAAAAACAAGATGCTGTTAATCAATTAGAATATGTTGAAGCAGAATTAGATGCACAAATTTTAGCCAGAGAATTAGAAACCGAAAAACTTATTACAGTATGTAGAGTATTTTTAGGTGCAGCTGTAGATAAAATGTCTATACCTGAGCTTAAAAGAGATGTATTAATGTATGCTAAAAATCAACCTTTTGAGTTTTTAGAAATATTAGATGATCCTATGTTAGAAGTGCAGGATCATGTAGCTCAATTCTTTGCTCAATCTTTATTAATTTACAAAAACAATAATAAAGATGTATACTTTAATTTACCTAAAAACAAAAGTAAAATGTTGACAGTTCCTTTTGGTGAAGAAGGAGTTTATATTGTTGCATCTTATATGCAGTCTGATGATGGTATTGAAACATACAAGCTATTGAAAAAAGCCTTAAAGAAAGACAAATAGATTAAGTATATTTGCACTACAAGTAATATTTTTTTTTAACTTAAAATTTTTTAAAATGGTAAAATATCTAGAAATCCCAATGTCAGGTACAGGGGAAACTTTTCAATTAGTAGGAATTAACGGAGTAATTGCTGTTGAACAAGCAAGTACAACTACAGTAACATTAGCTTATAATGCAGCAGGGCCAGTCGTTGCAACACTAACTTTAGGAGCAGCTATGGCTGCAAATGATAATACGGTTAGAGATGCTGTGCAAGACGCTATGATTACGGCTTTACAAACAGGATGGACTTCTCCGAAGTTTAGACTAAGTTTAGCAGGTCTTGAAGATGCAGCAGGTGCTGCTGTAACAGTTACAGGAATAGCAGTTGCGTAACAATTATTCTTAAGTATTTAAGAGAGGTCACAAAAAAAGTGACCTCTTTTTTTTTGCTATATTTGTAAATATTTAAAATGTATTTTCTATGGCTATGATCAATAACGTAAGGAATACAGTATTGGCAATTATAAATAAAAATAATTACGGATACTTATCTCCTCAAGACTTCAATCTGTATGCTCAACAGGCACAGATGGATTTATTTGAAGATTATTTTTATCAATACAATCAATATATAAATAGAGAAAACTTAAGGCAGTCAGGAACTGGGTATGCAGATATAGTAAAAGGATTAGAAGAAGTAATAGATTCTTTTTCAGTACAAACATTTTTAACATCGGGAGGTGCAAATACATGGACACTACCATCGGACTATTATTTAGTAAACAAAATATTTCACTACCCTAGACTATTAACTTCTGGAACTACTACGTCAACTAACCCAAATCAGCTTATAAATGCGGCTTTAATAGGACAGACATCCCCACCTCGTTTTGATACAGGTGTAACAGGATTTACAATTTTTCCCGCAACAGGTAGCTTGGTGGTAAACACAGATACATTAAAACAATCTTTTGTAAATAATGTTGTAAGTTCTACTACATTAAACTTAGCAACAGATATTTTTCAATCAGCTGTTATACCACCAAATGAAAACTACAGTATATTTGATGCTAACACAATAGTAGAGGTAGAAAGAGTAAGTCAAAATAAGTTGTTTTATTTAACAAGCTCTACACTAACAGCACCAACCTCATTATTTCCTGCTTATGTATTAGATGGAAATACTATAACAGTATATCCAAGCAGTATACAGGCAACTGGTGCAATTAAAACACAATACGTTAGATATCCTAAGCCACCAAAATGGACTTTTGCAACTATTACTTTAGGAGAACCTTTGTTTGATGCAACCGCAGCTGACTTTCAAGATTTTGAATTACCTCTTTCTGATGAGCCAGGATTAATTGCAAAGATATGTCAGTATGTAGGGGTTGAAATAAGAGAGGCTGACGTTTATAATTTTGGATCTACAGAAGAGGTTCAAGAAAACCAAATACAAGTATAACACATGGCATATATTACTGACTATCAATATTATGAAAACAACGGAGTATCTCCTTTAGAAAAAAACTGGGGGTCATATCAGTATGTAAGTTTAGAAGATATAGTTCAAAACTTTATGCTAATATATAATGGAAATAACGAAATACTAAACAACGTAGAAAGATACCAAGTTTTGTTTCATGCCAAAAGAGGAATACAAGAATTAAACTATGATGCAATGAAGGAGATTAAAATCCTTCAGTTAACTGTAGATTCTCAAATAAGATTTGTATTGCCACAAGACTATGTTAATTATGTAAGAATATCTTATTATAGAGATGGGGTTCTTTATCCTATGACTGAAAACATTCAGACTATGTGGAGTGGAGCATACTTGCAAGATAATGACGCTAAAATATTATTTGATATTAATGGTAACGTACTAAAGCCTGAAAACTCACAGGTTGATTTGTCTAGACAAGGAGGTGGTATGACGCAAATGTATTTAGGTGGCGGCCCTTATCATGGTCAAATGGGATATTGTTGTGACGGAGAGTGGTATTTTGATTACGCAATAGGCACAAGGTATGGTTTAAACACAGAGACAGCTAATGCAAATCCATTGTTTACAATCAACAAACAAGAAGGTGCTATATATTTTAGTTCAGATATGAGTGGCAAATCAGTTGTTTTAGAGTATGTTTCTGACGGAATGAAAAATGGTAATGATTCTGAAATAAATGTAAATAAATTATTTGAAGAGTTTATATATGCATACATAAGATACTCTTTATTAAACAGTAAGTTTGGCGTACAAGAATACATAGTTAATAGAGCAAGAAAAGAAAAGTCAGCACTATTAAGAAATGCTAAGTTAAGATTAAGTAATATGCATCCAGGCAGATTGCTAATGAACATGAGAGGTCAGGATAAATGGATAAAATAGTATGGATATTAACACTAATTTTATAGCAGGTAAAATGAATAAAAGCGTTGATGAACGCTTAATACCTAAAGGACAATACATAGACGCACTTAATGTTAGACTAGGATCAACAGAAACAACCGAAATAGGTGCAGTTGAAAATTCAAAAGGAAATACTATATTAACTGACATTGGGTATCAGGGAGTAACTCTTTCAAGCAATGCAACCTGTATAGGTGCTTTTGAAGATGGGGTTAATGAAAATATATATTGGTTTGTTCACGACCCTACTTCGGCCTTATCAGCTTCTGGTAAGATAGACATGATATTGTCTTATAATGTTTCTGGCCAATCTACAACATATCATGTTGTTAGTGAAACTGTTTTAAATTTTAATCCTCTTTATTTAATTACTGGTATTGATTTAATTGAAGATTTATTGTTTTTTACAGACGATATAAATCCACCTAGAAAAATAAATATTAATAGAAATTATCCTGAGCCAAATGTTTCAGGAGATCAAATAACTGAAGAAGAGTTAAATGTAATTGTGAAACCACCAGGGTTTAGTTCATACACAAATAGTTTAGGAGTTGTAGAAGAAGAATTACCTGCACCAACACTTGTTTTATCTAATGTCGTTGGTGATGAAAATTATATAAAAGATAAATTTATATGTTTTGCATATAGATATCAATATAGAGAAAATGAATATAGTGCTACTTCTTTGTTTACCACACCATCTTTTGAGCCAGGTCTATTTAAATACGATAAGGCAAATCAAAATAATGCTGGAATGGAAAACGTTTATAATAGCGTTGACATTACTTTTAATACAGGTGGCTCACTTGTTATAGCTATAGAGTTGCTATTTAAAGAATCGGCTACCAACACTATAAATGTAATTGAAAGGTTTGATAAGTCTGATTTAGGCTGGTCTGACAACGACCAACAAACATTTCGTTTTACAAATTCTAAAATATATACTGTTTTAGGAAGCGATGAGTTATTGAGACTGTATGATAATGTTCCTAGATTTGCTAAGTCTCAAACTATAATGGGCAACAGATTAATTTATGGAAACTATATAGATCAATACGATATAAAAACAGCAGACGGACAACAAATACCTATAGACTTTAGAACAACGGGTTCTTCTGTAGGAATTGAAAGTGAAGTAGTATCTTTTGATTTATTAGGAATAGGTGATGCTAATCAAATAGACCCCGCAGTGGGAACATCTTTTTTTGTACCGTTTTCTTATGGTAGATGGAATTTACCTAGCTCTAACATACCATTACCTATACTAAAAAATGCTGAGTTTAATGTAAAGGTAAAGATAACATCAACGGCTGCATATGCTCCTGGAGCACCTGGATATTTAGATTTAGGAGGAGATACAGCAGATCCTTTATTTCCTACTGGATTTAAAACTAACACTTTATCTAGTCAACCCGAAATTTCTGTACGAATAATTGCTAGAAATAACTACGCTACATATATAGACTTTACTAATTCATTAGAGTTTCAAGAGGCTTTTGGAGTTGGAGTGCCTGGAACACCTGGTTCAACTATAACTCCCATTACCCCTGGAGCATCTTATGGGTTTTCTTTGTCTGATCAATTTTATGCATTAATACAACCCCCTACAACTCCAACTTATGCTGTGGATTATGTTTTTAAAACAGCTGGTAAATGGGATCCAGGATCAGGAGCTCCTATACCAGCTCAAGAAGGGTATAAAATGGAATCGTTTTCTACAGGAGTAAGATTACAACAACCGTCAGTTCAATATCAGTATGATGACGGGGTGGGTAATATAGTTAATGTTTACGAATATTTTGCTTTTTCTGTTACATCAATTACTGTTGCTGGGCCTCCTGCTATTGGAACGTCTACCGACTGTACTATTTCTTTTTCAAATATATCTAACTCTGCCAGTTTACATAGTAATAGAAATTTTGAAACAGGAATTATGTATATGGATGATTATGGAAGATCTACTACCGTTCTTGTTTCTCCTAATAATACTGTGTTTTTTCCAGCAGCCGACTCTGTAAGTATAAATACTATTATTGCTACTGTAAATAATAAGCCTCCTTTTTGGGCTAGTCGTTATAAATTTTTTGTGAAACCATCTTTAGGTGCTTATAATATAATTTATAGTGACGCAATATTTACCGATCAATTTGATCAAGGATTAGCATGGGTAAGGCTTGAAGGAGATGCTACCTCTATAGTTAATAAGAACGATATATTAACTGTAAAAATACAGTCAGATGGACAAGTAGTTCCTAGGCTTGTTACTACTACAGTATTAGAAGTTGAAGCAAAAAATAGAGGAGGTACAGGTACAGGACAAGATAACAATTTACCTGCTGGAGCACCTGCTGGTTTATATATGTTAATACGCCCACAAGGATTTCGTGCATCAACCTCCGCTAATGCACTTATAGATAACGGATATAAAAGTGTAGACGCAACTTCAGGTTTTGGAACTGTAGAGTATCCATGTTTTACTACAGATAGTGCAGGTAATCCATTAGTATACAATTTACCACAGGGGTCTGAGGTATCACTGACTTTTAGAACATGGAGAGGATATGCGTGGTTTGCTAAATGCGATATGAATTATGAAACAGTTCCGTTTAAGTTTGAAGTAACTGCCTCTAGCACTGCACAAAATCTTAAAGACTTTTTTGATCAAGAAGGAATAAACCCTAACAACTTTATGCAAAACACAGAGTGTGTTGACGATATGAAGGCAGTTTATTATCCAACACAATATGCTATTGGACAAGGGCCATCAGACAGCTCTAGCCTTATACCAGAATTACAGTTTTGGTTTACTTCTGACAATTATTCTTCATCTTCAAGTGAATTATTTTTAAACGTAAGATCAATATTTCCAGTGGCTACTGGTTTTCTTAGAACCGACATAAGACCTGTAAATACAGAAGTTCAAATTGAAGTAAATAGAAATAATAATTTTATGGCTTTTGAAACTAAAGCTGCTGTGTCTGATGCAGATTTATTTTTTGAGTCTTCTGAATCTTACTCTATAAAACCAGATATTAATGGAGACTTAGCTCACTTTTCTAATAATAAAACAGGAGCACAAAATCAGGTTATTTCAACCAACACTCCAGCTATTATTGAATTACCATTTTCTGATTGTTATAGTTTTGGTAATGGTATTGAAAGTTTCAGATATAAAGATCTTTCTACTTCTAACTTTTTTGTTATAGGAGAAAGGGTTTCTGCTGTTAGTAACACTTTGTTTGAGGAAGCAGATAGATTTGCTGGACTAACGTATAGTGGTGTTTTTAGCGGCCCATCTAATGTAAATAATTTAAACGAATTTAATTTAGGGCTAGTAAACTTTAAAGACTGTGAATTAGTATATGGGCCTATAATGAAATTACACGCAAGACAAACAGATATATTAGTTTTACAAGAAGATAGAATATCATATGTTTTAGCTAACAAAAACTTAATAAGCGACTCTACTGGTGGGGGAGCTATAGTTTCTGTTCCAGAAATATTAGGGCAACAAATAGCAAGAATAGAGGAGTATGGTATAAGCTTTAACCCAGAAAGTTTTACAAGCTGGGGGAGAGATATGTACTTTAGTGACACAAAAAGAGGAGCGGTAATAAAGTTGACTGGTGCTGGATTGGAAAGCGATACACTTGAGGTTGTGTCAGCTTTAGGAATGAGGTCTTATTTTAGAAATAAATTTGCGGATCAATTAAACACACAAAAGCTTGGAGGCTATGACCCTTATATGGATGAATATGTTTTTTCCACAAACAATAAATTAGTTCCATTCCCTGTGCCAAATATAGAGTGTGGTACTCAAATTCAAAAAACCAACACCTCTTCACCATTAAGTTTTGTCGTAGATGTAACGGTAGCGACAGGAACTTTTGATATTGTTATTAATCCTGTAGGGTCTATGGATGTAAATGTTGTAGTTGTATACAATAATATTACCACAACAAATAATAATTTAACAGGGCCTACTACTATTTCTATAACTAAAGCCCAACAATATCCAACTACCGCAACAGTAACGGTTACACCTAACGAGGAATCATCATTTAGGTTGTTTCCAAATTGCGTAGCTACACAAACATTAAATGTAGTGTCGGTTGTTTTAGGGTCGCCAATAAGTGGATTAATAGGAACTGGTGCTCAAACTATACATTATGAGTATAGTTGGACAAATGGTTCTTTTACAAGCCCGTTAGAGTCAAATCAAGTAACATTTAGCGGAACAGAAAATGTAAGCGAGTATATTATAAATACAGGACAAACCTCAATAGGCATGTATCCAGGTACTGGATCTACAGTTACAATGAGAAGTAATAAAATTAATCCAGACACTTTTGTTTTTACAGACACAGAAAACAGGTTCTATGCAATAACAAGTAATTCGTTACCAGCAACATCTGGAGCTACATTTGATTTAACATTATTAACCAATCCATTAGCACCAATAGTAGGCTCTAATCCTGACCCTGTAACTAATGTAGATAATATTTATACAGCTATATCCCCAGCTCTTAATATAACATCAAGTACACAAACACTTTATTTAGTTTGGGACTTTAGAGATAGAAGAAATGAAGATTTTTGTTACTCAACAATAGATGCAACTGACGCTTGTATAGGATGTACACCAGTATCAGGTTGTACAGAGTTTTCATCATCCGATGTGCAAGGGTCGTTTCCACAAGCTTGTAATGGTGGGGCTGGTATACCTATGAGATCAACTAATTTTTTCCATGACGGTACGGGAACTTTCCCACAAGTAGGAGATAAGGTTTACAAAACTCCAGGGCCTAACCCAACAATACCTTGTAATCAAGGAGTTATAGCAGACCCTGGATATTATTATTTACAAAATGGAGATATTATGTTTATACAATCTATAACCTCTAATGTGACAAGCATTTTACCTTGTCCTTAAAAAAACAAAACTATGGCAACAACAGTAACTAAATGGCATGATGGAAGCAACTTTGTTTTTGCATATGCCGTATATGATGATCAAGCTCTAACAGTCCCAGCAGCTGATGGGTTTTATCAGTTTGGTGGATATGTAAGACAACAATTAAATGGAAAACTAGAACCTTATACACAATGTTAAAATGGCAATAAAAGAAACTTTATCATATAGCGATGGAGTAAAAGGATGGCCATCTTTTTATTCTTTTTTACCCGATTATTTAATTGGAATGAATAGCTTTTTCTATTCGTTTCATCAAGGCCAACTTTATAGACACAATACTAATGAGCTTAGAAATAATTACTATGGTGTTCAGTATAACTCCAATATAACAGGAGTATTTAATGTTCAGCCACAGACTATTAAATTATTTAAAACAATATCTTTAGAAAGTGACGCTGCCTGGGGTGTGGAAACTTTAGAAACAGATTTAGGAAATGGAGATATGTTAAGCACTTATTTTGAGCAAAAAGAAGGTGAGTGGTTTTCTTTTATTAGAAACAAAAGTACAACAGTCAACTTTAAACTAAGATCGGCTAATGGAATAGGGCAGATTGCAGCTGTTAACGTAGCTTTTGTAGGTATTGATGTAGTGTTTAATGTAAGCCTGGGAAGTATAATTAGTATTGGAGACACATTATATCATCAGGTAACCCCAACATCTTCTCGACCTACAGGAATAATTACAGCTATTAATCAAGCAACAAACACAGTAACTATTGCAGTAGTATTAAATATGCCCTTAGCAAATCAGTTTGCCTTTTATTATAAAGACCCTGTTGCTGAATCGCATGGAGCTCGTGGATATTTTATGAGATTTAAGTTAGAAAACACAGACACGACTCCAGTTGAACTGTTTTCTGTAGGTAGTAGTGTGATGAAAAGTTATCCATAGATTTTACTATCTTTGCATGGATGGCTTTAAATATTAAACCACTAAGTGATAACGATTATGATGATATATTATGTGGTTGGTGGAAAGAATGGAAATGGACAGCCCCTAAAAAAGATTTTTTACCAGACATGGGGTACATGGTTTATTATAATGACGAACCAATTTGTGCTGGGTATATGTATATAACTAACTCTAATGTAGTTTTATTAGAGTGGATTATATCTAGCTTTAAATTTAAAGACAGAAAGATTAGAAAAGAAGCACTATTAATGTTAGTGCAGACGATAACAAGTCTAGCAACAACATTAGAAAAAAAATATGTATATTCACTTTTAAAAAGTAAATCTTTAATTGAGATATACCAAGAGTTAGGCTACAAGAAGGGTGATAGTAACACGCAAGAAATGATTAAAATATTATAAATGGCATTAACAACAGCAACAATAATAGCACTTGGGGGAGCAGCCGTAGGTGGTGGAATGAATTTAATTCAAGCTGGAAAAGCAAGAGATGCACAAAAGGATGCAGATAGAGCTGCGGCAAGACTAATGAATGATGCTAAGGCTAAATTACAAAAAAACTTTTACGAGGGACTAAGGATTCCTACTGAAGCATACGATCAAGCCTACGAAGCAAACGCACAGGCACAAAGAGAAAGTGTTGAGGCATTGCAACAAGCAGATGCAAGAACTTTAGCAGCTGGTGTAGGTAGAGTTGGAGCCTTGTCAAATCAAAATACACAACAAATAAGAGCCCAACAAGCACAAGAAATGTTTGAATTAGATAAGTTTAAGCGTGGAGCTCAAGAGGATATGACACAACAGTTAGCACAATTGGATGTTGCTCAGGCTCAAGATCAAGCTGCAAGAGCTGCACAAGCTGATGAGCAAGTGGGTATGTTACAGGCTGGAGCAGCGAATGCTTTTATTGGTGGTATTACTTCTGCGGCACAAGCACAAGAATTAAACACAATGAGTAAGGAAGATAAATTATTATCTAAAAATTATGCTGATAACGAAGCTTTATTTAAAGCTCAAGGCATAGATAGAAATGTGTATTTACAAAATCCAGGTAATTATAAAATAGAAAATGGAAAGCTAACTATTATTAAACCTCCTGTTGTAACAAATAAGAAGGCTAATAACAATGTTGTAGTAGAAGATGATACAGAGGTAATGGATTATTTCGAACCAAGTGTTGATTTTGCATTTAATTTTCAAGATAGAATGAACTCATTAAGACCAAATGGCTAGAAAAAATATAAACTTTAACACATACGTTGAAAGAGATTTACAAAAAACTACAGTAGATTGGGGAACTGTAGCTAATAAATTAACTGGAGATCTATTAAAAATACGAGAAGATAGAGCGGCTGAAAGAGATAAGATAGCCCAAGACACCATTGACGCTACCGACAAGGTAAACGAAATGGAAGAGTATACAAGTCAGACCTTACAAAATTTAGCATTAGGAATGTCAGGAGATTCAGCAGAATTTTTAAGAGTACAGCAAGATTTATTTAACAGGGGTCTTATTTCGCAAACTGAATTAGCACAAAACAAACAGAGAGTTTTGGGTGACTGGCAACAGTTTGGAAACATAAGTAAAAGATGGGAGTCAGATTATGTAGACATGGTTAAGAGAGCTGATGATGGAGACGCATCTACTTTTGAGGTTTGGTTTAATAAACAAAATGCTGAGTTTGGTAACTTAAAAGGTGTAACTGGTTTTGTAAATCCCCAAACAGGAACGCTTTCTTTGCTTAGAAGAGATGGTAATGGAAATGTTTCAGACGATCCTTCACGCCATGTAAGCTTGAACCAGTTACAAAATAGATTTAACACACAAATACAAAACGTATCTAAAGATAATGCTATTGATAAAGACCTTAAAGAGTCAGTTAATCAGTTAGGAAAATTAGTTGTTGCAACTTTAACTACTACAGGTGAGGGAGATGATAAAAGACCAGATGGTGGAGTGTTGACTGTTGAAGGACAAAAACAGGCAATGGAGACAGATGAAATTAAAAAATACATTCAAGGTACAGTAAATGGATTTTTGTCTAATGACTATAAAATATTTAGTGTACTAGGAGACATTGTAGGTAAAGATAAAAATGGTAATAAGTATGAGCCAACAACCAGTCTTACTGAAGCAAAAAACGATCCTTCTAAAGTTCTTGTAAGATATGATGAGAGTACAGGAATGCCAGTTCCAGTTGAGGACGCACCAAACTGGGCGGATCAAAAAGATGTTGCTGAAAAGGCTGTTAAAAACAGAATGCTTGTAATGCTAGATGACGTAGAGGCAATCAAGCCAGGTGAAACTCTTACTGATTATCAAAAACAATTACTTGAATTAAAAAGAAGACAGTTAGATCAAGATGATGAAAATATAAATAATGCTATAGACGAGGAGTATGATATGATTAAATACTCACCAGCTGTATATGGTAGAGATAAATCTAAGAATCAAGTAATGAACGGTATGAGTGCAGCTGATTATATTGATGATAAGCTAGATGAAAACATTACTAAGACTGTATTTTTTGATCCAGACAAACAGGTTAAAAAAGTATTTACCAATGTTATTCAAGGAGTGCTAGATCCAAATATGTTTACTGATTTAGAAAGAGGTGAGTATCCAGGACAAAAACCTTTCAATCTCCAGTATCGAGATGATGGATCAGACAGATTAGTGGTTGAGTTTGGAGATAGAACTATAACTTATCCACCATTGAAAGGAGATGATATGTTAAAAGAAAGACCTTTTGATAGAAGTACAGGACAGTATGCTAAAAACATACAGTTGGTGGGTGCTAATGAAGATGATATGAAAACTGCTAATAGTGGCAAAATACCAGCAGGTTTTTACGGAGTTGACACTACTGGAGATGGTAAAATAGATACGTTTAAGCCAGGGCTTGATAACTACAATACTGGAGGTAAAGGTGCTAATCAAGATATGTATGACAAAACAAGTGAAATGTTTGATTATGTAAGAAGAAACTTAATCGACCCTGTAGATCAAAACTTAAGAAAATTACAGAAAGAAAAGTATGACGAAAAGTCTAAAAAAAGAAAAAGAAAATTACCAGGAATATAGGAAATGAACAACGAAGCTATTAAAAAATTATACGAAGCTTTAGCTGCTGATTATGAATTAGGCAGTATAGAGGAATTTACCGCTTATCTTCAAGATGATAATAAGCGTAAGTTGTTTTACGAGCAAGTTATTGAACCAAATTTTGAGATTGAAAGTTATGAAGTTTTTGAACAAGCCTATGGCTTAAAAAAAAAAGACGTATCCGAACCTACTGGGGATCAGGAGCCTATGGAATCTCCTTCACAACCAAATCAAGATCCTTTTTCTTCGGACTCTTCAAACGAACCAACAGCCCCAATAGATCCAACAACGGGACTTCCATTTAAGGATGATGATACTCAGGTAATAGAAGAAGATATTAGTATCGATGATATTGAAGGGGGTGATACTGGAATTACCAGTATAAATCCCGTAGAAAGAGATCAAACTACAGAGCTATACAACAGAGGAGAATTTTTTATAGAAGGTTCTCAAGAAAAAGATACATACCTAGAACAGTTAGTAGGTAAAAATTCCGTAACCGATCTTATTGGAGATATATATCGTGCTGGTAAACAAGGACTTATGCAGGGTAACACAGCTGATGAGGCAGCTTCTTTAATGATTAGTGGTAGTGATGCTACTGATGAGCAGGTAGAAGCGTTTTTGCAATCTCAAGAAGCATTACAAAATCAAGGAACTACAGATGAGATGATGAATTTTAACAGAATTTATGATCAAGCTGATAATAAGTTTGCTGGTTTTTTAGAAGCTTTAGCAAAAAACCCGTCAGCTATTTTACAAATAGGTGCACAAACAATTACTCAGTTAATGAACCCTGCATCCTTAGCTGCTGGTGGGGCCACTATAGCAGCTGGGGCTGCATATGGTGCTGGTACAGGAGCGTTTGCTGGAGGAGTAGGAGCAGCCCCTGGAGCATTAATAGGAGCATTTAATCCAGGAACATTAAGAACAGCATTTGCTATGGCTTCAGGAGCACTAGAATCTAGCTTGTCATTTGCTGAATTTATAAAAGAAGAGA